CTCGGAAATGAGAGTACTCTGGCGGTTCAGGTGGAAAGTCATTTTCGATGACTTCTTCTTCCGCCGGTTCTTCCGAAGAAATACGTTCTTTGAGTTCTTCCATCAGCTCTTTAAGATCTTCAAGACTAGCGAGAGCGACTTCATACTCGCCATCATCGCAAGCTTCCATCGCGTCTTCGATATGATGATCAATTAGAGCTAACTGCGTCGTGAGCGAGCCCATTGGTTACGAAATAGTAATCCTGAAGGATGGCGAGATTCGCGTCTCCCCATTAGGTAGTGGTAGCGTCACTCGATACAGGTATGTCCCCTTGAGAAACATACTGGTATCAAGAGTAAACTGCGCCTCAAACGGATTAGTCCGGAAAAGTCCCTGTCTCAGACCCATGCGGCCGGGCGCAGCATCCACCAACAGCTCGCATTGTGTAGTCTCAATCGTGATTGTAGGAGTAATCTGCGGGATCATCGGAGCGATGAGATTGTAATCGAAGTCATAGAGAGGCAGCGGTGTGACACCCACTCGCAGCGTCCGAACTTCTCCCTTGCGAAAATGAAGATCTAATGCTTCAAATCCGAGTTGTGGAATGATCAGGCCATCGTCAACAACAAATCCCTCGGGGAAAACGAAGAATTTATTGCAGCTAGTTTGCCAGAGAGATTCATCTTCTAGGTCGATATCAGACCCACCGGCGCACGCCTCAGTCCCAATATATTCCCAGACGTCGAAGTAGGCAAGATTAGTCTCGAAATCGCACGGAACGTCGTACTCGAGAGTGAAGACACCGGGTGATGGATTGACTAGAGGAAGAGGATAATCTGGATCGTCTGGATCCAGAATTGGGATCATGGCAACGATGTTCTCTTCTTTGACTGATCCGGCGTAAATGTCAACACGGCGTACCGCGAAAGGATTCTCGGGTACGCCGTTATTGTAGAAGGTGACCGTTAAGTCAACCGGGCAGCCAATTCGGGCTGAGACTCGAGGTTGTGCGGAGGTAGCCATGTTTTATTTTTGGTTCTGGCTTCTAACCGCTTCGGCTTCCTTCCGAAATTGCTCATCGATCCGATTGACCCACCACTTTCGATCTTCAGCGGTAAGGAATTGGAGTTGTTCATGTTTGAAGTTTCGGTGGTACTTGAGGTGAGATGCCTGCTTCTGTACAGGCCTGTCCTCCCTCTCCATCGCTTCGACTGTTCGCTGGGCGAAAAAAGCTCTCCGTGATCGGAAGCTCCATCCGCATCTCTTGATCGCATTCCGGACACACCACGCCAATCTCCGCATCGATGCCAGGAGAATGATCACGGATGAAGGAACGGATCGCTGCCGAATCACGGGCGTGCAGCTTGTTCAAGAAACGATCAATCATCGCTGGGCTATCACTACCCATGACTGAAACCACCAGACGCTTCATGTTCTGCTCCATGGTATCATCAAGCATCTCACGATTGCTCTGCTTATGCTGACGGCCACCAACACGCTTCTTCATCTTGGCCTGCTGCATCATGTGCTGCAGATCATAACCACGCATAAGACGCACCCGAACTTCAATCGGTCGATCGAACTTCTTCCTATAGAGTTCAGTCAAGTAAGGGAGAACTACGGGAAACGGCTCTGGACCAAGGGTCGGATCAGCATATTTGATGTTGCCCTCAATCATCAAATCATTGAGGTCATATTCGTCGGCGAATGAAGCTCCACATTCGGCATTTTGACAAGTGACCATGTATTCATACTTTGGACCGTGAGTAATACCACGGATCGCATAAAGTAGAAACGCTCGATCACCTAGCAATAGATTTTGTGGATCAAATTCGGTCTGGAACCGAACACACTTCTTGAAAATTTCGTCAATCGACTTACCGCTGTGAGCCAGATGACTCGTGGCGAGAATCTTATCAGTGAACCAGTTCATCGGTCGAATTTCGACTTGTCCGCCATCGATTTTGCCGTCGTAGTAGTGACCACCACTGGGCAAAATCGCCGTGGTCCACGGCATCAGCTCTTCGTTAGGCTTCGCGAGGATTTCGTGGAGAACCTGCTCGTCACTCAACGGGGCAGCTGGAACAGACTCTTCAATAGATTCAGGGGCCGGTGTAACCGGAGTATCTTCAGACATATCGTCCTCTTCTTCGGGTTGCTTTATTTACGATGGGAGATTAAAAAAGACTAGAGATTCCGGAAGCTGCACTCTGAGCTGCACTCTGAGCTGCTGAAGCCGCCGAAGCCGCTGCGTTCCCAGTATCTGCTGCCGCGGCTTCAGCGCCAAACAGAGCAAAATCATAAACCAACGTCACAGTCAGGACCTTCATCTCATTAGATTCGTAGGACAAATTGCCATGATCAACATTGATTGGAAACGAGTTGCGTAATGTGAATCGTTCTTGTGTTATACCAAGATTATTAGTAGCCACAAAAATCGAATCACGCTTGTAATTTTCAGCCGGTGCTAAACCTTCCGTTGGGCTCCAAATTCGCTTATACCAAGTGTCAATCTGCTGATAGACTTCTTGAGTGTCATAGAAAGTAACAGTGACGTCTTTCCAATCAACCGATTCAGCGAACTTGTAGACCAGGGCCGAACGACTCTTAAACTCCTCAATCCCAATTTGAAAACCAGGAAAGGTACATTCCTTGGCTTGTCTCGTGACATTCCCAAGTCGAATATCACCGAGCTGCTCGATGTGCCACCGATAACTGCGGAGTGAAGTATCAGCCTTGTTACTAGGCCCTGAAGCTGGTTTAGTACCGTTGAATCCTGGCATTAGAAAATGTTAGAATTAGCCGGATTAACCGGAGCGGGGGAAGTGAGAGTAGGTGCAACTTGTGGTTCTGTTTCAGGACCAGCAAAAAACTCTTCAAATTGGGCACGATCAAATCGAATTACTGTGGTAATCAATTGGATCGCACTATCGGAGTAATCGAGTTCTTGCCAATCCACTTCTTTAGGCCAAGCATTATAAAGAGTCCATTTACCATTAAGCTTACCATTTGCGGAAGTGAGTTCAATCTCCGCATTTCCCTTATATTGAGAAGGGAGAGCAGCATTAGGTTCACCATTTCCTGCCGGCAAACTAACTACTAACTCAGCCCACTTCAGGATCGCTGCAGTGGAATCAGCCGTCTCCATGTCATACCAAACCACAGTAACCGGATCCCACTCGTGTTGGCCATCCCAATAAGAGGTTTCCTGGTTGTATTTGGTTTGGATTTCCTTGATCGACAGCTTAGGCCGGGTAGCACTCTTAACGAAAGTCGACTGGACACCCAGTTGCAAAGCTGCCGGAGGATTGAAGATAAACCGATGTTTGCGCCTCGGTTCGAACTTAGCGTTAGCCGCCCCCCGACCTCCGCCACCGCCGAGGCCAGAGAAACCAGGCATTAAATCACCCGGACAGCTCGGTCAAATCGAAGAGTAACGCTGATCGTTTGAATCTCAGTATCGGTGTAATCGAGATCATTCCAATTAGAATCACATGGCCAAGAACCCTTGAGCGACCACTGTTCGTTAACACCACCCACGTTATCGGTCATCTGAAGTTCAGAATTGACCTTATATTGGGAAGGAAGACCAACAGTTGCAGCAGGGACTTGAGCAACAACGGTACCAGCGATCCAATTCCAAATAGCTTCGGAAGAATTTGGCTGCTGCTCAGCATCGTAGAATTCCATCGAAAGCTCATCCCACGTCTGCTTACCAGCGAAGTACGCGACTTCCTGATCGTGGTGCAGTTCCGGCTTCTCGAGGTTGAACTTAGGGCGCTGGGCGGTCTTCAAGAGCAACAGGATATCACGTCCAACCGTGGCGTCCTGTCCGACAGTCGAGAAGATCCAGCGATGCTTACGGCGAGTTTCAACGGTGTTATTGACATCACCGCCGCCGCCAATGTTGAATCCAGGCATGTTTTTCTCCTAATGGATGACCTAAATTATATTTGATCAGGTCTAGACTATAGGGGTTGAGAAAGAAGAAGGCCCGCCTCACGACGGGCCTTCTTGAATGACTTAGGCAGTAACGACACCCGCCGCAGCCAACACCTCTTCCGAGGTAAAGCTCTGTTCTGTGCGAAGAACCACGAGGTTCAACACAATGAATTCAGCCGCCCGAGTGGGGCGAATGAGAACCGAGACGTGGAGCTCATTCCGATCGATCCGTTCCGGAGTATTGTTCGTCTCGTCACAGATGATTCGGAATGCGGTAACGCCACGACGTGCCAGAATATCTTCCATGAACGGCTCGATAGCGTTCCGCACTTGAGCGAACAGAATGTCATCAAGCGGCTCGAACAGGAAGTTCCGCAGCAGCAACGTCAGATTCTTCCGCAGGAAGATCAACAGCATTCGAACATTGACACGATCCAAAGCACTCGGAGTGCGCTGGAGCGTACGCTGGCCAAAGACCGTAATACCATCCTGAATGAAGTTCACGATCGGGTTGACCGCATTTCCTGATCCATAGAGCAGGTCACGTTCACCCTGAGTCGGGTTAAATTCCAAATCCAAAGCCGTGAGCAAGCGACCACGTCGCAGACCAGCCGGCGCGAACCACTGCTCAGCAACACGCGCAGTGCGCGAGAAGACCGAAGCCACGTGACCGCTAGGCGGAATGAACAGATCTCCACCATTATATTGGTCGAAGATCTTGACCCAACTCCAATACAACGCACCATAGCTGCTATTGATCGCTGCCGTCAGGTCAGCAAAGAGCAGACCATTATGCCAATCGACGACCTGTTGCGGTCGAAGACCGAACGGAGGATCAACCAGGAAGAGAACATCACCACGACTCTCAGCGAACTGAAGGCCCTGAGCAATTACGGCACCCGAGCTGTTACCCGGGATTGACAACAGGTTGAAGTCGAACGATTCTGGGTTCTCCAGAGCGAACAGGCCTGAGGCAGCAGCGGCGTTGCCGATGATTGCCCGGTCAAGTTCAGAGCTGAAAGCCGCGCTCGGCGGAATGCCGTTGGCACCACCGGTAAACGCAGACCGGACGAACTGTGCTGGAGTGCGAACTTCAAAGCTCGACTCATCCAAGGGATCATTACCCAAGAAGGCCGGACGATCGATCCACTGGTAGAACGAACTACCATTGGGTCCACCGATCGGTGATCCCTCATTGACGACGTTCGCAATATAGCGCTCGTCGCGAGGATCGAAGCTCACGTCATCGATTCGATCAACTTCGACGTCCTGATTGTCGAAGATTCTAACACTGAATCGTCCACCCTGCTCGTTAAAGATCTCGATGTTGACTTCGTAACCATTAATCCAAGTGCCTGGACTCTTCGCTACGAGCCATCCAACGATGTTAGAATAGTATGCCGTATCCTGGGCACATTCATCGCTAAACGGATCCATCTCGCAAGAGAGTGGTACCGAAGGCGTGATTGAACCCGATTCCGGGAGAACCAATCGAGGATCACTGAACCCTCGGAAGTTCTCGGTATAAGGCGAACGGATGCCAACTTCTTCAGCGAATCGCAGAGTACGAATATGACTGAAATCAGCCTGCATCTTGATGGTGTCGAACTGGTGAGCAGTGGAAGTGGCAATCACAACCACACTATCCTCATCAGTGACCTGAAGTTCGAATGCGTCGTAATAACGCTCACCCAGAACGATACCGCCAAGGTCAAGTGCAGCCGCAATCCTTGCCGCTGTTACAGCGGCACCATCCGGAATCGAAACTTCGATTTCTTCAGTAGAATCTTCACCGATCACCAACAGGTTAACACGATTGTTACCGCTGTTGATCAGAAACGGCTCATCGTTCACACTGATCAAATTACTGCGAGGAATGTCGAACGTCCAGTTCGAAATTCCCAGTTCGAGGGCCCAGGCTTCAGTACCTTGGACCTGAATTCGTTCACCAGCTGTGCTGGTACGAATAATGTTCCGAAGAGGATCGTCCGATCCAACTCCAACCACATCGCTGCCAACCAATAGGTTGAAAGCATCTGCGAAATCAGAGTTGCTCGTGTACGAATCCCCATCACCAAAGGCATAAGTGGCTGCGGTTCCGTCCACCTCGACGGTAAACGACAGGTTATCCGGCTCAACACTGAGTCGGAAAGTATCGTTCTCCTCGAGAGAACCAACAGTCACCGTAATTACACCAGTGAGACCAGAAGCTTCGTCACCAGATCCGATATCGAAAGATTCGGTTACCCCTGAGGATCCACTCTCGACGAGAGTTCCGCTAGAAACGACTGCGCCATCACTGTTTCGGATGACTTCGTAGTCAGCACCATCGACTGTGGAGCCTGAGGAAACTGACGGATCAGAAGTGATCAAAACAATGAAACTATCGTCGACGGATCCGGTGTAAGTCCCAGATGCGGCGAGAGAAGCTGTGGTCGGTCCAACGGATCCAAGACCGCCATCGGCGTCGGTGAATCCTTCGAAAGTCGCAGAATCAGTGTGGAAGACAACTGGATCATCGGCAGTGACGTCACGGAGCGTAATGGTACCGAAGTCGATTCCGGCGAAAACCGGGATTCGAGCCCAGCCATCTTCGCGGTTTCCACTCGTGTCAATTGCAATGTCTGCTAGGTCGTCAACTTGTCCCTCTTCAGCTTCAACACCGACCCGCAGGACGAAAGCGCCGTTACCCTCTTCCATATACGCGAGAACCGCGTATCCAAGCGGAGAGTCAACGATCGGCTCGCCGAAGGTGTCAATGAATTGCTGAGAGTTCGTGACTAAAGTCGGCTCGTTCAACGGACCCTTCTGGGCCGTACCGATGAATGAAGGGCGAAGTGGCCCAACTCCCGTCGGGAGAACACTCAGATCGATTTCGTTGACGAAAACGCCGGGAGAGAGGTATACGCTCGCCATGTGGTCAACTCCGTAACTATTTGTTGGTCTGAACTATATTTGATTGTGTTAGCGGGACGGAAGACCGAGGTGTTCACGTCCTGTCAAAATCGAAATTCGACCCGCTTTCTCGTGATTGATCAACTGATCGATCATGAGTCGGTGAGCCGGGTATTTGGCTTGCTGATGACGCGGAAGCCAAGTAGTTTGCTGTCCATGAAACCAGCTCATTCCCTTCGGGGCTTTAAGCTGAATCTGAACTGGGTACTTCGAGCTACGATTATAAATCGTCACGTACTTCACATCCTTGCGCTTACGTCGATCCGCAAGGATTTGCTTCTGAGTCAAGGCACGCGGCTTCGGCGGCGACTTCTTATCCATTCCAAACTCCCTTACCGTTAGTAGTATCCAAAATCGGTCCTCCCTCTTCTTTCAGAGTTTGAACCCGACCAAGGACAGTGGAAACCACTTTCTCATTCGGAAGCGGAATCCATCCTTCAATCGTGATGTTGATATCATATCTTACCTTCGCCAATTCTTTGGCGCCGATATCAACATCGCTAGTATTGGTCGCACCATTGTACATAATTTGGACGCTACCCCCAAGGTATTCATCCTCAATGAAAAATTCAGCGATCGGATTAAACCGCGGCTCAATCTGACCAACGATATATTCAATGTCTCGTTTTCTCTCAGCCCAGATGGACAAGGTATAATCAATCAATCGGGGTGAAGGCCGAAAGGTCAGGATCATCTTGCCAGAAGTCTTGTCAAACCGACGACGCATATGATGAATCGGCGGACTATATTTCTCCGGATGCATTTTCCAAGATGTTCGGTTAATCGAACAGACCGGAAGCTTGATTCGACCAGAAACCAAATCCTGTTTCCAGACCAGGAATGACTTGTCACCGCCCGCAATTCGTACTCGCATGTCGCGAACACCGTCTCGAGTAGGAACTCGAATTCCGGTAAGCCACTCCTTCACACCACGGTCCATGGTTTCAAAACCAGTCGGTAGAAGAGAAGAAGATTCCTCAGAATCCAAATTAGTGGTGTCAGTAAGACGATCCAAAGCATCCTTATGCTTTCGAGGCTCAAGAACATCTTGGTCGAGAGAAGGCGCACGTTCCGGCTTAACACCGAAATCGTTCTTCTTTGGATCGAAATCAAAGTCGTGTACTGTCATTAGCTTCTACCAAGCCTATTTTTCCATCTGAGTAAGGGATCTTGATCACCCCAGACTCGAAGAATCTGGGCAGAAGTACCCTTGTTGATGGTAACATCAGCTCGAAGAAAGCTTCCATCTTTACGGGTGGGGGATAATTCAATAGAATCGGCAACATCGATGCCAGAGGCTTTCTTTAGTCTCTCCATCTGTTCCTCTTCTCCTGCTACATCAGGAAGGACAAGCCGAGTCTCGCGAAATGCTACTTTCAATTCATCCGTAAGTTTGACAATAGTCTCATCGAACTTCTGTTGAATCAGATCACGCATCAGATCGGCGTTAGGCGTATCAGCGGACAAAAGGCATTCCCCGGTTTAAACCGCGCAACACAGGCCGCAAAGACTCGTCCCCAGTCAACAATTCGGTATCACACTCAATATAAAGCCAACGATACCGAAAATTGCCAGTGTGAGCCGCATTCAGTACTCGGAAGTACTTCGGCCCTTGGGGATTATCAGGAAAAGAAGGAACGTTATATGGTGCCTCAATGACATCACCAGGAACGATCAGCCGCTCG